ATTAATCATCTTAAGAACCGACACCGCCCCAGGGGCTGAGTTGGCAACGCTACCGATATTATCACCCTTAGGGCGAAGCTTAGACACGTTGAATCCTACACCACCACCAGCACAGGAGATACGGTACATGTCCTGCACGGTCTTACCGATGGAGTCTACGTTATCTTCAGGGATAATGACGTAGCAGTTAAGAAGGTTGTGCCTTCCACGGTTGCGGCCTGAACCAAAAATAATACGACCACCAGGAATCAGATCACCTGAACCGATGGCATCGTAGAAAGCTTTTTCTACGCGCTCTTTATCGGCATCGGGTTCTGCCGAAGCAATGGTCTTAGCAATGACCCTGGCCCTTTCGGCCCACTTTGTTTCGCCTGGGTAGGCGTATCGAGATTCGAAGATTGATTGACCGAGAGGGTCGAGATTTGCATTTGCCATAATTATTTCCTTAGTGATAGTTTTGAGGTTCCGTTGGACTTTATCATAGTCACTGTCTTAGCATTGTCCATTAAAGATTTGAGGTAATTATTATGAGTAATTACATACAAAGTCTTTGTTTTCTTTAATTCAGATAGAAGTATGTAGAGTCCTTCCATTCCTTCGGCGTCCAAAGATTCAGCGATTTCATCGAAAAACATAATATTAACGTCTTCGGTGTTGGAGATCTTTAGCAGACTTTGAAGGCCCAGCATTACAGCTAGACTGATTTTCTTTTTCTCTCCCCCTGACAAGGAGATGTAATGAATTGTATGAGACTTGTGAGTGATGGTCTCCGTTAGAGATTCATCAAACTCAATGAAGAACTTACCCTGAGACAGGTGTGACAGATAGAAGTTAACCTTTGCGTTGAAATACTCAAGCACATTTCTGATAACAAATTTTACTACACCATTCTCAGAGAATGCCTTCTCCCAAAACTTCATGATCTCGTAGTTTGTATTGTAATCACCACGCTCATCATAAACATTTTGGATTTTCTCTAGTGTTTGTTCCTTTTGCTTTTGTAAAAAGCTGATCTTATCCTCGAAGGTTTTATACTTGGAGACCTTATCATACTCTTCCGGGCTAACAATTTCTTTTTGCCTACCTTTTTTTAGTAGATCAATCGAAGACTGGATACCCTCAATCTCAATGTCAAAGGCTGCCATCTTGTCTGCTAATTGGTCTTCGTCCATAGCCTTCTTGACGCTCTGCCCACATGATCTACAGGTCTTAGCCCTAGCGTCCCGTAGGAAGTCCTGTGCTCGCTTCTGTTCGCCTTGGAGAGTTCGCAGGAGATCTTTCTCCTCCCAGTCTATGCGTTGATTGTGGTCGCGTACAGCCACCACTTCTGCGAGAGTAAGATTCCTACACTTATCCATAAGCTCTGAATCAATGCCTTCAAGCGACTTTCTAGCTTCGCTGATGTCGTAATCATAAGTCTTCACCGTCCCTTCATGTTCTTCCAGAATCGCTGACAGACGCTTGGCTCCTTGATTGTACTCGGACTTCAGATACTTTACAGAGTCACGCAAAGCAAACAGGTCATCTAAATTCAAGAAGTTCTTGATGATAGTTCTCTTATCATCAGGAGTGGCCGTCAGGAACTCAATGTTATTCTGCTGGCCGAAGACTGTGGATGCAAGAAACACTTTATAATTTGTGTTTAGTAACTCATCAATCAACTTCTGAGTATTAGTTGCGTTGTCTGTGGTGATGTCCTGTCCGTCTTTGATTAGCTTAAGGTAGGTTGGCCTCTTCCCTCGCTCAATCACTAGGTCGTTTACCTCTACACGGACAGAGCAGTTCTTCCTCGTGCGGTTGTTGACTAAAGCTTCCTCTGTAGACTTACGGATAGTTCTACCAAAAAGGCCCCAGACAAGAGCCTCAATCAAGGCGCTCTTACCCGAGCCGTTAGAACCTTTGGTGTCTTTATTCCTGCCTTCAATCATGACAACCCCTTCACCTTGGCTGCCAATGTCGAACTCAATATTCTTTACAGAATAAAAGTTATTGATCTCTATTCTTTTGATTTTCATTAATCAGTCTCAAGCCTTCAAGTAAAACATCTTTATTAATTTTTGAGTTGCTCGCGTTCAGGTACTGCTCAATCAAGTCATCGTTAACCTGCAACGACACTACCCCTGGCTGAGGATCAAACACATCTCGATCATCTAGGAGAGGAACGTACTTGATCTCATAGGTTCCTACATCCAACCCATCACATGTCCAAGCCACAGACGAGTCTTCCTCCAGAGAGTTGATATTAACTCGAAGAAGGGTAAACCAATCTTCATTATTAATCCAGTCCACATTATCTTCAACTTTATCATAGTCAATTACTAAATGTCTAACCCCAAAGTCTATTGGGTATTTCTTGAATCCTTTCTTTGTGATAACTCCGTAATAGCAATCTTTTCCAGCTTCTCCAAAGTTTGTTGAATAGGGTGTTCCCAGGACTGTAACTTGTCCGTCTTCGGTATGCTTGTGAATGTGCCCAAGTATAGTACGGTTTTTGAAAGCATCCAGTTGAAGGCCAAAGTCGGCGTCGCCAGCAGAGTTAAGAGAACCGACGTAACCAAAATGACCAAAGACAAAACTACCTGGATGGGCAGCACCCAAATCATGTTCAATCCTCTGCTCATCCTCGTAGTGCGGTATGAACGTCCAATCATGTTCTTCATTATATTCAGTTTGAGTTATTACTTTTACTTTATCGTTAGCAAGTAAAGACAGGGAAGTAACCCCGTCGTCTGATTTATTATAGCTATCGTGATTACCTCTTAGGATATAAACATCGAGACCTTTTTCCTCAGTGATCCAGTCCATTAAATACTTAAGAGATAGCATCACTGGAGGGCGGGGCGAGCGGTGCATCATCAGATCACCCAAGAAAATTACCGAGTCACAACGATGCTTAATAATCCCGCGCTCAACAATTTTTCTTACTGTGTCCTCTTGCGCCTCCAGCATACCCCTAGGTGTATGGTTGAAGTGCAAGTCTCCGATAATCAGCGTAGGCATAGAGCCTCCCAACTAACAGGAAAGATAGATCGCATGATATCCGCCACAGCCCTAGCGTACTTCTGTGCCTCTAGCTGCGTGTGCTTTTCCGTCCTAAGCTTCCACATGTGATTCCAACCCAAAAGGGTTCCTGTCGTCACCGTAGTAGTATACATGGACTGAGGCAGTACCATCCTAGCTTGCTCAGGAGCCACTCCAGCCTTAAGCATATCATTGTAAACTGCAAGTGCATTAGAGTTTACAAACCTGTTTCGGGAAGACATGTTTGAGCTTCTTGGGTGCATGGTGTCAGTGCTGCCTTGCTTTACGTTATCAGCCTTCTCTCTCCAGATACTTGGTTCGTGGAACTCGGGCTCTCCGGTGATATAACGTCTAGACACTTCGCTCCAAGAGAAACCAACTTGATGCTTGCCCAGTTGGCGAAGCACGAAAATAGGAGCAACGATGCGTAGGCTAGCAGAAGGATGACGAAACGGGAGGTCGTGTCGGTGTTTTGCCAGATAGTTGATAAGTCTTTTGTCTTTGTCTTCATCGAATTCCTTTTGTTCTTTATCAAAGGAACACCTAGCAGCGTTTACTACCAACAGGTCCCCGTTCTCAGTATAGTTCAGCAACTCTACCGAACCCTTCTCTAATACTTGTAGTTTCATAGGATGGGGACTCCGCCCTCAAAATGCACTTCCTTTCCGTTCCCAAACGAAGTACCAAGCTCAACATCAATACCAAAGGGAACGTCAAATTCAATATCGAATACCTTCCTGAGCGTGGGGTAATTTACCATCTCATCATAGATGATTTCAATAGCTCTCTTGCTCTCATTCTTCGGAGAAACTACTTCAATCGAGTCATGAACCGTAGCCACAGGTCGAGCCTCCATACCTTCTAGCTTAAACCTACGACTAATGCCAAGAAGGGCGCACAAAAGAATGTCTGACGCTGTGGATTGAATGGTAAAGTTCAGTCCTTGTCTTAGAGCACGATTGACTACACCACGATCTTTGCTGGTTACGTTGGGGAGCTTACGAGTTCTGCCAAAGATAGTGTACGCCTCTTGGTTCCTCAGAACATACTGATTAACAAAGTCCATGTACTCAAAGATGCCTGGGTATACATTTTGATAATCGGCAATAATCTTCTCGGCACGCTTCATGGGAATACCCATCGTCTCACTAAGGTTGAATGCCCCACCACCGTAGACAATAAGGAAGGATACTGTCTTAGCAATCTGTCGTTCCTCTTTGCTAATATCCTCCTTCTGGAACAGGAGCCTCGCAGTGTAGGTGTGGAGGTCCGCTCCTGACTTGAACGCCTTCTGCATGACAAACTCTTTAGAGATGTGGGCCAAGACCCTTAGCTCCATCGCAGCGTAGTCAGCAGCAATGAAGTCCCACCCAGCAGGAGCGCAGAACAAGTCCCTGATATTATCCTCAGTCTCTCTAGGAAGAGTGTGAAAAGAAACACCCATAGGCTTCTGTGCATTGTAGGACGCACAAGACAAACGACCTGTGGCCGTGCCATCAAACCTGAAGTCCACAAAGACTTTACTCATGTCGTTGTACTCAATGGCCTTCTTAGTTCCGTCAATGTACGTCTTTGTGAGTTTCTGAGACTTGCGTAGGTCAAGAAGCCCCTTAATGAAACGCTTAGACTCTAGTAACTCCTCAGTGCTTTTACTAGACACCACAGACTTACTAATCCTCTTACCCTCATCCCTATGCTTCCAATTAGCCACGGCGCTCTAGCTCCTCGTCAATGTGTTCCAGTAGTAGTTTTAGTGTAGGTGCGGATACAGACGGTGCCCCCTTAGGAGTTCTGTCAGGAGGATACAGTTCCATGCCGCCCTCCCTAGTATACAGGATCTCGCACAGGTCTGCATTAGAAGATACATTATCTTTTGTTGTAACCCCCTTGCATGTGTACAGACCGTCTTCTCGATCCATGTTCTTTGACGATAGCTGGCGACCTACCCTATCCAAGGCTTCCTGATCTACGATCAGTCCCTCCCACTCCATCTCTGCGAAGTTGGTCAGGCTAGGCATAACAACATGCTTCAGAAGATTCATAGTGTTGTCCTCCAAGCGATCTACGATTAGATCAAATAGCTTGAGTGTGAAGTGGGTATCCATAGCGTTACCCTCCATGCACTCACCTAGATCCATGTTGGCCCAGTCGAACTTGGACGGGTTGTCGATAGTAAGCATTAAGTATTCTCCTGAGAGCCTAAAGCAGTATTGTAATTGTACCTGGATGCGTAATAGCGTTTCATAGCCCTGCGTTTATCATACTCAAGCTTGGAAAATAAAACTAAAGTTTCGTTGTACTTATTATCAAGCTCCTCATACTCCGCTTGCGCTTCATCTAGCTCGGCTTTCAAGTCTTCTAGTGTCATAGGTTCTCCAGTTCAGAGGCGAAGTAAAGTTTAGTAAGGTCCATCAGGCCCTTAGGCATGTTCTCATCCAGCAGGTGGTGCATGATCTTAGTGTCCCACACGTTCTCGACCGAGATGCCATAGGAGAGCAAGAAGTGCAGGTCGAACTTAGCATTGTGAAATACTTTTTTGCTCTTGGGGTTAGACATGATCGCACGAATGCAGAACCAAACGTCAGCGTAGTGCTCGGTGCCTTTTTTGAATGGGCTGTCCTTATGGTCAAGGGGAATAACCCAAGTCATATCCCTACTGGAAATGGATAGAGTCATGAGCTTATCCTTGAGAAAGTTGAGCCCTGTAGTTTCTGTGTCCATAGCCAAGGTCTCGGAAGTGGTCTTTAGAACCTCAGTCAAGTCTTCAAGATCCTCGTAGTTCATGATCGCCTTGTACTTGAAGTCCCCTTCCCTACGACGGTTAAGAATGTACATCTCATAAGCATTCTTAATATCAGTCTGGAATAGGGAAAGGTTCTTCGGCTCCTTGATACAGGCGTAAGGATGGAAGATCGGAACCACAGTACACTTGTGACCCTCTTCGCTCTCAAACTCAAAGGCTTTCCCTCGCTTGTTTGTGATACCGCTCTTCCGTAGAATCATCTTCATCGCAAGGTTGCCACAGGCAAACACTAGGCGAGGCTTGATTGTGTCGATAGTTGCTTGGATGTGCTGACGACAAATCTTAATGTCGTCCGTCTTCATATCCGCCTCCTTGACCTCTGTACATTTCACCGAGGCTGCCGTCGCAAACTTAGTGGGATAAGTATCCTGAAGGAGGTTAAGTTCCTTTGAGTTGAAAGCCACGGGAGACCCATGAATAAAGCTCAAGGAGTCGGACAAAAAGAGAACATCGCACTGCTCCATGTCCTTGTAGTCCATGACAGAGTGGGCAGCTTTATCCTTGCACAGGATGCTGCAACCTTCGCAGCGAGGGTCTCCACCCTGCATTTTGCTGCCTGCGTACAGCTTGTTCAGATCAAACATACTATTATAAGGTATGGGAAATAAGTATATAGACAACGACGAGTTTGAGAGGATCATCCTATTATACAAAGAAGATCCGAAAACTCACGAAGAAGATCTGGTTTCTGTCTTCGAATTATTAATAAGAAACATCGTTGAGTCCTTCAAATTTGAAGTGGACCCCAACGATGCCAAGCAAGAATGCTTTGCTCTGGTGCTGAAGACAGTTAAGAACTTCAAGCCCAAGAAGGGCACAGCCTTTAACTATTTTACAACGGTCATACTAAATCAACTTAAGTTGATGTATACCAGAGAGAAAAAGTATAAGCAGAAAATCGAAAACTATATTGATATTCGAAAAGGTGGGTTAGACCTTTAACTGCTTATAAATATTCGGTAGGTAGAACTCAGATCTCACTTTACCTTTCTTCAGCCGAACGAGATGCGGCACCTTCGTACTTCCATAGATGACGAAGCTGTGAGGCATATCAAAGCTGTTTACAACGTAAAGCTTTTCCCCGTCTTCAGACTCCCCATACTTAGTCTTGAGTTCTCCTACCAAGTCTGAACACCAGTTGTCCCAATCGGAAACGAAAAGGATACTCATGCTAGACTTGTTAGATTTTTGTTGTGATAGTATTTTGTTTAGATCGTTTTCCTTTCTCAGGAACTGCAAACTATACTTCATGCTTCTTCAACAGCTTCTTCGGTTTCAACTTTTTCTGAATCCATAAGTTGAACCTGCCCATCGTCTCCTTCAACCACTGTAATACCAGAAGCAGCTAGCTCCTCTTGGTTCTCCATTGCGTACTTTTGTACTAGGTTTTGTAGCTGCTGGTTGAGGGCCTCGCACCCGGCAACAAAGACGGTCTTCATGAAATCGTCATCACTAATCTCTTCAGGCTTAACCATCCCAGAGAAGTTCTTGAAAGCTTCAGCTTCGTCTTTAGATAATTTAATTTGTATTTTCATTCTATTTCTACTCCGGTCATCAACACGGAGTCTCCAGTTTTTAATATCGAGTTTGATACTTTGTATTTGAGTATCCATTGCACTATAATAGTATGAGGTAAATGAATATGGAAGACAATTACGACATTTCTAAGTTAAAGAAAAAGAAAAAGGTAAACAGTAGGACTAAAGGGGCTTCTTTTGAGCGACAAATAGCTACTATGTTAAATAAAAGATTTAATACTAAAGAGTTTTCTAGGACTCCTGGGTCAGGAGCATTTGCTACAACGCACAATCTACCTGAACATCTAAAGCTTCATGGAGATTTAATAACTCCAAAAAATTTCCGCTACTGCATAGAATGCAAGAAGGGATATAATAAGGAAAATCTCTATAGCCTTTATAATTATAGATCCGACTTTTGGAAATTTATTCTTCAATGTCAAAAAGATTCTGATCTAAGCAAAAAAGTACCGATGGTTATATTTAAACAAGATAGGCAGAAAACCCTGGTGATTGTGCCCTCTTATATAACGTACTCAATTAAAAAATATATAGAGATTCACAAAGAAGAAAATTCATATAAGGTATATTACTTAGATGATTTACTCAAGGAAGAAGACTACCATTGGTTTGATTGAGGAGGGTTTCTAAAAGATTTATTTGTCCTCTTAGAATATGCTCAATAGCTTCTTCCGTAGAAGCACCTTCTTTCTTCTTAGGCTTGTAGAACTTTCCTTCCTTCTTCATAGATTCTTCATCAGTCTTACACACAGTTCTAGTATTTTTACCAGACCGTTCTAAGCCTACTTTAAGCTTCCTTTTCCCATCACTTATTTTAATAGTAAAACCGCTAATCTCCACCTTAGTATCTTTTGATCCAGCCAAAGACTTAAGTAATCCTGTTTGGGAGAACGCTATGCTGTAGGCATCTGTAGTGAATACTTGTGACATGTCTCGGACATTACCGCCTGTAGAGTACGCCATAAGCATCGCAGCGTTCTTGGCTTTCTCACTGTCCTGTTCGCTGGATAAACCTTTTTCTAGTTGTTGCATCTTGTATAGACGCCCAACTTTCTCAGCCAGCCTTTCTCTCGCAGAGATATCCTCAAGGTCAATTAGCTCTAACTCTCCGTCTGCGTTCGTCGTATACAAAACATCTTGTAAAGGAGATGCTGCCAAGTCTGAGTAGCCCGTCTTAGCCTTTAATTTATTTAATAGATTATCCGCTCTAGCCTTAGGTGTTTCCAAAGAAACTTTACCATTCATAGCGTACACCTCAGTATCTATGAACGAAGATTTTAGTTTGTCTACGTTGTCTTGAATTCCTTTATAGTAATCGAAGCTTTCCTGCCATCGACCCAAAGCCTCTTCCCTCGAACCCTCTTTACCATCCCAGCCGTACAACTCTGTTAGCACTCTGTCTCGCATCCCCTCAGCGTTATAGTTACTATTCCCTGCAAAGGTCGGGTCCATGTTTTTAATTAACTGATCGTCAGAGTTAACTTCTCCCAGCTTACCGTCTGTACTGGCAAGATACCTCTTGGAACCTATAGATACTTTCCACTCACCGTCAACTTGATAAGGTTCTATCTTTAGTTTTTTACCTGCTGCTCTAGCAGCGTCTTCGGTATCAAACACAGCGATGATATCATCTCTCTCGCCTCCTGCTGCCTTGCCTCCTCCAGTACGCTCGGCCCTCGATGCGCCAAGGTCATCAACAAAATCATTTACTAGCGACAACTCTCTGTACAAGTAATCCTTGAACGCTGGGGCGCTATTTAAAATCTCAAACAAATCCTTCTGGTATTCTGATTCTGCGAAGAGTTCTAAATCTAAAGTAGCAGCGTCATCGCCGCCATAGGCAGCAACTATTTTTTCTAGGTCCCCTCTCTTCTCTCTGATCAACTTTTTAAACTCTTCTCCTACGGCCTTCCTTTCCTCTTGAGTTTTTGCTGCCTTGATATTAACTACAAATACTGTAATGTCTTCGAAGAAGGTTCCCCTAATACCATTCAATGCCTGTGATGCTACCGACTCTGAGGGAACTTGCTCTAAAGAGTCCCTAGTTTTGCCGCATAGTTTCTCTATTTGGTTTAAAGCACCGTCCAGGATCTTATTAACAGTAGGAAATACTAGAGACTCTGTTTTATCGGCCCCATAAATTACGGGCTTATTCTTATACATTCCTATCAGGGGGCTATCTTCATTGCCCACCTTCTGACAGAACTGCTTGGCCTCCTCGCTCCCCTCTTCTATCCCTGGGGCTGAAGCTAGAACATTGAACTTCTTAGCCATGGACTCTGCTTGAGCCACAGAAACCTTACCGCCCTTTACGGATTTAGTTCCGTCCGCATTTAATTTTCTGACCTCACCTTGGAATATTTGTTTAATAAATCCTCCACGCAAAGTATCGTAATTACCTAGTGTGAACTGAGCCAATGCAACAGAGTCAGACATATCAATAATTTGATCAGATATTAGTTGTTGTATCTTGCTGAATCCTTTAGCTAAAATTCTACCCATCCCCTCATACTCAGTGCCTTCAACACTACCGCCAATTGTTCTATTTTTTTCTTCTTGAGCAAGTTCTTCTTGCGCTTTTGCTATCTCCGCATCTCGCTCCATGTCCTCTGTGGAACCACCTTCTCCTTCACCTTCTTCTCCTTTTGGAGACCATGCACCTAGCAACTTAACTGAATAGCTTCCGGTATGCGTTTTATTGGGGTTAATATCGTTCTTATAGCTACCAGCGTTAACTATCTTACTCCCTGCGTTTCCACCCTCAATCTTAACAGAGTTTGGTTTTCCCTCTACAGGAGTGACAGACATGTTTCCGTTCTTACCTAAACCAGTTTGCTCCTTGCCTCCTGCCGCAGCCTGAATAGCAGAATCAATATCTTTAAAGGCACTTAGCTGCGCGGAAGAATAAGCGTAAGCTTCGTTAAGATAAGTAATCTTATATGTTCGCTTCTTTAGCTGACTGTAGCTTTCTAATAATTCTGAGAAGTAATCCATGTCTTATTATAGATGAATAAAAATAGCCCCGCCCACACAGGTAAGGACGGGGCTAAAAACCTACTTGTTTATCACTGCGTTGGGTTTGAATAGTTGTAGACGTTCATGAAGTCGTACTTGAAGTTCACTGTAAGCATGTGGAAATCGTTAGTAGCGTAGTTGAATTCCGCAGCTTGCCATGAGGTGGGGTAGACTCCGTAAAGCTCGATGGTTGAGTGAGGAGTTAGGGTGTTGTCTAACTGAACAATCTCAAGCTTATCCGCTTTGAAGGTGCTACCAGCCCCGCCCCCAGGTTGACTGCTCTTCGTCATCTCACCTGTGAGTGGATCATAGGTATGACGGAAGAAGCGGTAGAGGTCGGAGGCAGTCTCACGAAGGTAAAGGTTGTCGAAGTCGATGGTAAGTTCGCCAGGAGTGGTTTTACCTGGGTAGTGAACCTTGTCATTGACTCGATCAACCACGATAGCCTCGTTTCTCATCTCTAATCCACCAACTTTCTTAGCTGCTAGAGTTAGATCAGGGACGTTTGTGATGTCTTGAGGTAGGCCAAAGAGGTGAACCTCAAACTGATACGCCCGTACTGAATCAAGGTCAGTCGAGACGGTAGGAAGCCCCTGGCCTGGAGTGAAATCTCTACCGTATTTTGTCTTGTAATATGATGTTGCCATTAATTAGCTCCTTATAGGGTTCCTAGATCAGCGGACTGATTGGTTAGGTTGATCTCAAACACAATGACCTCAGCGGTCTTGGTGGGCTTGAGAAGAACTTTTGTCCAGAGTTCGTTGCGGTCAACGCGAAGAGGTGTGTTGGTAGTCTCATCGCAAACAACTCGGAACTCTGTGATTCCCCGTCTTCTTCTGATATCGTCAAGGAAGGGGTTGACAACTCCTTCAATCTGTGACCAAGTAAATTCATCGTTCGGCTCGAAGACAAACCGTTGAGTGGATGCAAGGAGTACCTTGCGGACATAGATCATTAGTCTTCGGACGTTAATCCTATCTAGTGATGTCGGCTCTCTTTGACCAGTTCTTTGGCCGAAGATAGTTAGACCTTGCTGAGGGAAAGCAACAATCGGGTTGACGACGTTACCTCCACTGTAAAGGCTGTCTCTATCTCCTTGGTTAAGCTTAACCTCAACCTCAGTAGGCTTAGTTAAGCGACCTCTCTGGAAGCCCGCTGGAGCGAACCATGTATCTGAAACGGCGTCAGTGTAAGCCATTTGTCTAGCAGCAAAAATTGAAGGGTCATACCAGCGATCTTTGCCGTCAAACGTGCTGAAGACTTTGACCCAAGGCCAGTGCACCGCAGCAAACGAACTGTTGATCGCAGTTGTCCTTGAGTCTGTAGTAGCAGCTTGGCCGTTAGTCCAGTCAATAGCATCCTGGACCGTTCCTACCGCATAGGGAGGAGCAACTAAGGCCATGAAGTCTTGAGTGCTTTCAGCTAAAGTAATTAGAGCATTCTGAACTTCTTGAGTAGCAACTCCTGGTACAAGAGCAACTCCGACGTTGATTACATCGTCATCAAG